TTGCTTAAAGCTATGCAAAACAAAGGTAAAATCGTTCACGAAACTGGCGGTAAAAACTTTCAAGAAAATATTGCTTATGCAAGTAATTCAACTGTTCAATTCCAAAATCCTACGGATTTGTTAAATACAACTCCGCAAGATGAATTTTCGTCTGCTATTTTTGCTCAAAAAATGCTTACAGGAACTGATCAAATTTCTGAAAAAGAATTATTGCAAAATGCTGGCGATTCAAGAATCTTTAATCTTTTAGAAGGAAAAAGACAAAACTTAATGGATTCTTTGAGAAACCAATTAGGAACTGCTTTATTTTCTGATGGAACTGGCTCTGGTGGACAAACTATTGGTGGCTTACAACTATTAGTTGCTGATGATCCAACTACTGGAACTGTTGGTGGTATAGACCGTTCAACCAATACTTTTTGGAGAAACCAAGTTTATGACTTTTCAACTTCTGCTGGTGGAAATGCTTCTGCATCTAATATCCAAGCTGGTATGAATAGTTTATATTTATCTTGCCAAGTTCAAGAAGGTTCTTTTCCTGATTTGATTCTTGCTGATAATAACTATTACACCTTTTTTGAAAACTCTTTGCAACAAATTCAAAGAATTACAAATACTGGTGAAGGTAAATTAGGTTTTGAACAATTAGCTTATAAATCATCTGCTGTTGTTTTTGATCCAAATTGCCCAGCAAATCACATGTATTTCTTAAATACTGATTATATTAAATTCCAACATTTGAATAATCCATTATTTACTAAAGGTGAAACTCAAAGACCAATTAATCAGTTGTATTACATTACTCCTGTATATTTATATGGAAACTTGACTATTAGCTCTGCTAGAGTTCATGGTGTTGCTAAAAACTAATAATTAAAAGGAGAAATAATATATGTCTAATTTTTCAAGTATGGAAGCTGATGTTATCGTTCAAAAAATTGACGAAACTTCAACTACTAAAAATCATTCGCTAGGTAAAATTATCCGTGCGGAAGATAAAGACACTACCAATTATGGTGCTGGTGAATTTATCTATTTAAAAGGTGTTGCCTCAACTGCTGTTGGTTCTTGGGTTCTTTATTCGCCCGATGATTTTTCAACAAGCCTTTTAGCCGCTAATGATATTGGTTCAGTTGCAGTCGCAATGTCTGCTTCTGTTGCCGATAATTATGGTTGGTACCAAATTAAAGGTAAAGCAGTTGGTAAAGCTTTAACAGCTTTTGCCGATAATGCAAATGTTTATTCTACTTCTACATCTGGCTCGGTAGATGATGCAGTTGTTGCTGGTGATAGAGTGAAAAACGCAAAAGGTGCTTCTGCGGTTGGAACTCCGTCAGCTGGTTTAGCTGAATTTGAAATCGATAGACCATTTGTTGATGATGGTTTAGCCGCTTAATTAAACTAATACAGGAGAGGGAGAAATTTCTCCCTCTTTTTAATCAAAATAAATTTATTATGTCAAATATTATAGAACCAATTAATCAATATAGAGTCGAAGAAAAAGACAAACTACAAGTTCAATTCTTTGATAAAAAAAGACAAAGAACCAATGAAGATCAAAGAACTGTCGATGTTTTAGATAGTGATGAACAACCTATATACGATCTTTATGTTGAAATCTATAATAAAGATGACCCTTATTCGGTTTTATGCAAAAAAGTTGAAGGAAACACAGTTGCCTTTAATACTGTTCAAGGCGTTGTAAGATTTAATTACAAAGAAGTTTATCCAAAAGCTTTTGCAGTTTATGAAGAAAGAAAAGCAGGAAAAAATAAAGAAAATACAAAATTGCTTGAAAGTGAAATCGAAATTGAACAATTAAAAGCTCAACTAGAAAAACTAAAAAAACAAAACGAAAAAAAAGAATCTAAAGTTTCAAAAACTGAAATTAAAACAGAAAATAATTTAGAATAATGACTTTATTAAGCATTTGCACAGATATATTAAAAGAGACTAAATCATCATCTATTCCCGCAATTATCATCGGGAATAATGATGCTGTAGCTACTCAAATATTTCAAGCTATAAAAGTTAGCATAACTGATTTAGCAAGAAATTATCAATGGCAAGAATTACAAAAAGAATATACTTTTTCTAGTGTTATTGGACAAGCTGGCTATGATTTACCCTCTGACTTTGACAGAATAGTTGATAACACTTTTTGGAATGTTAATCAAAATTGGTCGATGATTGGAGGTTTAACGCCTGAAAGTTGGAGAGTTTTAAAAAATTCTTTAATTACTCAAGCGGAAACAGTTGAATATTATAGATTAAGAGCAAATCAAATAATTATTCACAGAACCCCGTCAGTTGTTGAAAGCTATGTTTATGAGTATATTTCTAAATACATAGTTAAAAGCTCAACTAATGTTGACCAAACCGAGTTTTTAGCCGATTCTGATGTTCCTGCAATTGATGAATATATTGTAAGATTAGACACAACTTGGAGATGGCTAAAAAACAATGGTAGGGCTTACGCTGAAGAAAAAGCTAATGCAGATAAAGCAATTGCTGAAAGAATCAAATCAAATGGTTCTAGGGGAACTATAACATCAAAACCAATTGTGCAAATTTATAATTCTATGATTAGTGCATACAAACCAATAAATGTATGAGATACGACGCTAGAACAACACAATCAATAATGGCGGAAAGAAACGGGCAAGCTATGCGTGTTAATATAGAAGCACCTTACGGCGGTTTAAATACTCGTGATTCTGAAAGCCAAATGGAAAAAACTGATGCTGTTGTTTTAGAAAATATGATACCTGACCAAGGTTCTGTTAAATCAAGAAATGGTTTTATTGAATATTGCAGTATTACAGGATATGTTCAAACATTAATAGAGCATTTTTCGGCAGGAAATAGAAAATTCCTTGCTTGTCATAATGGAAAAATAAGCAATATTACAAACTCCGCAAGTATTGTTGAACTAGGTTCGGGATATTTAACTGATAAATGGCAATATATAGCTTTTAATGGTTATACATTAATGGTTAATGGACAAGACAGTCCTATAAAATATGATGGCTCAACAATTACAAGCAATGCAATAAACCCAACTGGCGGTAGTGCATCTTCTTTAAATGGTATTAATATTTTTAAAAATACTGTTTATGTTTGGGATACAAATTACCCTTATTTTTGGCACGGAGCAGTCAATGCGATTGCTGGAACTTTTCAGAAATTTGATTTATCTTATGTTTGCCCTGAAGGTGGAAATGTATTAAAAATGATAACAATTTCAAGAGATGGCGGTGCTGGTGTTGATGATTATTGTGCTTTCATAATGTCTAATGGTTATTCTATTGTTTACGAAGGCAACGACCCTAGTAAAGCAACTGATTGGGCTTTGGTTGGTGTTTACAAAATCGGTAAACCTATGAGTATTCGCTCAACTATGAAAACTGCGGGTGATGTAGCAATAATAACTAATCAAGATTTTATTTTGTTTTCAACAGCTTTAGGCAATGAAGGACAACAAACACAAAACACAAAATTAAGTGGTGCAGTTCAAAAAACTACCGAAAACTACGGCTCTAATTATGGTTGGGAAGTTGTTTCTTATCCAAAAAAAGCATTATTGTTTTTTAATGTGCCAGTTGCTACAAACCAAACTTATGAACAATATGGGTTTAACACTATTACAGGTGCAGGATTTAAATTTACAGGATTAAATGCTATAACTTGGGGTCTTTATAACGAAAATCTTTATTTTGGCGGTAATGGTAAAGTTTATAAAGCTGATACTGGTTTAGAAGACAACGGCTCTTACATTGTTTGCAAAGCTCAAAGTGCTTACAATAATTTAGGTTCACCCGCTGAAAAAACTGTTAATGCGTATAGAAACACATTTAGAATTGATGGGAGTGCAACAATTAACACAATTGTTAATTTTGACTACGAACAAAACTCTTCTCAACAATCTAATTCTATTGAAGCAATAGGTGCTGAATGGGATGTTGCTGAATGGGATGTTGCTGAATGGAGTTCCGAAAATCAAACACAAAACAAATTAATTTATTCGTCTGGACAAGGTGTTGATGTGTCTATGAGGATTGAAGCTAATTTAAAAGGTCAACAACTTAATTGGTATAGAACCGATTATAGCGTTAATGTTAATAATATTTTATAAAAAATATATGGCAATAGACATGAATTATTACAATGATTATAAAATGTTTGATAGTTCTGGGCAATTATCTAACCCATATACAGCGGAGGGGTGGGGAACTGATCAATTTGGAATCAATATAGCTAATAATAAATCTAAATTAAAATCTTTTAGTGAATTAAATGATGAACAAAAATCAAATTTTCTATTAAATGCAGATTATAAACAAGTAGGAGACATAGTTGGAGCACTTGGACAATTGCCAAATGAATTGATACAACCATATAGCGAAAGTATACTTAATTCATGGAAAGATTCTTTACCTATAAGCTACGCATCGCAACCTTCTACTTCTACATCTTATTCAACAGATTCAACCAATTACGATAATTCTATGGCTGACGCACTTCAACAATCTTTACCAAGTTATAATGTTTTTGCTAAATTAAGTCCAACCGAGCAAAAAGATATATTAATTAACAATCCTAATATTCTTACTCCTGAAGGAAGTCAAACTTATGATGCGGGAACAAATACTGTTAGACTCAATGAGTACGCTTTTACCAAAAATCAAAGACTTGACCAAGAAAGATTAGCAATGCAGTTATCAAGGGGTTTATCAGGTAATTTACCTTCAACGGATAATGAAGCTGTTAGAAATGCAACTTTTCAACTAGGCAAAAAACAATTAGATCCTGAATTAAAAAGCCAAAGAGAAGCATTAGCAACTCAATTAGCAAATCAAGGTATTCCTATTAATAGTGAAGCTTACAATTCTGCTATGAATAGATTGGATCAGTCTCAAGGAGAACAATTAAATAGTTTATCTTTGCAAAGTCTTTTAACGGGTATTCAAACAGCCGAAGCACAAAGAGCCGCAAGATTCAACGAAATATCGTCTTTACTTGGCAGAAGTCAAGTTGGAGCTGGTTCTAGTTTTGGTCAAATGCAATCTGGTTATCAAGGAGTTGATTTAATGGGAGCTGAACAAGCTGCTTTAAATAGAGAGTCTCAATTTAGTATGTTAAACAAACAATTAAAAAATCAAATGAAAGCAGCTCAATGGCAAGCCGCAGGTGCTGCAATTGGTGGAATAGGAGCGGCTTTTTCTGATATTGCATTAAAAACTAATATTCAATTTGAAAATAAATTTAAAAATCACTTGCCTATTTATACTTTTGAGTATATAAATAAGAAACATGGAGACGGACGCTTTGAAGGCGTTATGGCTCAAGATGTAGAAAAAACCTATCCACAAGCCGTCAGTGTTAGCTCCGAGGGTTATAAAATGGTTGACTATTCTCAAATTGGCATAGAATTTAGGAGAGTTTAACATGATTAGCACTTTAGGAAAGCCAACAAAAAGGCAACTTTTAGAAAATGCATTAGCAAGAAGTCAAAATTTACAAGACTTTGCAGGAGACTCACAAAATTTTGGTGGTGGAAGAGCAGGAGCTTTTGGAGCTATTGCACAAGGTTTAACTGCTGGAATAGGAGCTTATGCAGCTTATAAAAATAAACAAAAAATAGCTCAAATAGAATCAGAAGATATTCAAAAATTTAGTGATTTTGCTAATGAAAAAGGTGATACTGATTTAGCTGGAATAGCTGAACAATTAACTCCTGAAACAAGGCAAGCTTATTATATGCAAAAATTATTGCCTGATATGATGCGAGGTTATGGTTATCAAGCTCCTGCATCACAAAGAGAATATGAATATTTTAAAAATTTAGCTCCTGAACAACAAGCACAATATTTAGGACTTAAAAGAAATATTGCTGGAGAAGGTGGTATTGTTAGAGAAACGGGAAATATTGATACATTAAGAGGTTATGGGCAAGCTGGAGCACAAAAAACAGGAATGGAACAAACCGCTAAAAATGTTAGTGATTTGAATTACAAGCCTACTATTGCTGGAGCCTCAACCTTCCAAAGTGAAGCCGCTAAAACCGATGTAGAATCACAAGAAAAAGCAAGAAATGTAATTTCACAAGCTGATTCAATAGATACAACATTAAAACAATTAGAAACTCACCCTGGGTTAACAGATATTACAGGGGCTAAGGGTGGCGGTGCTATTTTATCTTATGTCGGTAAAAAAGAACCAATACAAGGAACTAACGCCGCAGGTGCTAAAGCATTACTAGACCAAGTTAAAGGTCAACAATTCTTACAAGCATTTGAAGGACTTAAAGGCGGAGGTCAAATTTCTGAAAAAGAAGGTGAAGCCGCTACAAAAGCATTATCGGCAATTAATACTACTACCAGTGAAAAAGATTTAGTTAAAAACATTAAAACTCTAAGAGAAATAATGAGTAAAGCTAAAACTAGAGCAGTTAATAGAGCTGGTCAAGGTTATCAAAGACCATCATCAGTTCCCCAACAACCAACACCAAAATCAACAATAATTAAAAAATATAATCCACAAACTGGGAGGATTGAATAATGCCCAAACAAATACAGGTTGACAATCAAATTATTGAATTTCCCGATGATATGCCTGATAATGAAATTGAGGCAGTTATTAAAAAAGAATTTTACAGCCAACCCCAACCCCAACAACCAATAAAACCAGCTCAACCATTTGGCATGGGTGCTGAATTGGTAAAAAAAGCCTCTGAATATATTCCGCAACAAGGAAGAGTTGGAGCTTTTTCAACAACTTCATCAAACATACCATTTGCACCAAGAATAAAAGCTGGAATAAGTGCATTAACAGCAAAAGCAGTTGGTGGAGACGAGACAATTGGTGCTTTTTATGACGAAGCATTAGGCAATGAATTAAACAAATTAAAACAAGCTAGAAGAGAATATCCAGTCCAATCCTTTGCTAGTCAATTAGCAACAGATATATCAGGTGGGGGAGCGATATTAAAAGGATTAGGTTTAGCAGGAACAACAGTTAAGCAAGCTTTAGCTGGTGGTGCTGTAATTGGTGGTTTATCCGCTGGGGGAGAAACCGAAGCCGATTTAGCAAGTTCTCAAGGTTTAGCTGATATTGGTGCAGGTGGTTTATATGGTGCAGGTGGTGGCGTAGTTGGACAACAAGCAGGTAAATTAATTGGCAAATCAGTTCCATTTGTTAAAGGCGTTGCTCAAATATTAAAAGGAAGCACGCCTGAATCAATTATATCTAAAGTAATTACACCCGAAGAAGCAGGACAACTAGCAAAAAAATTGTCAAGTAGAATACAACAAGGAAGAATAACTGCTTTACCCGAATTAGGTGATGAAAATATTTTAGGATTAATACCCGAATTAGGTAATGAAAATATTTTAGGATTAACAAGAATTTTAGGCAAAACACAAGGAAGCAATAAAATCATTACTTCTTATATTAACAATAAAACCGCAACCTCTGCCAAAAGAGTTGGTGATTTATTAAACAATAATTTAAGTGCTGAAAGTTTTTTTGATAATCTTGATAATTTAATTTTAAAAAGACAAAGTTTATCTGCCCCAATTAGACAAAAAGCATATGAAGAGGGGAAAAATATACCTAAATTATTTGAATATTCACCTTCTTCCACAACAACGGCAAAATCAGAAATTATTTCTTCTCCAACTTTTAGAATAGATCAATTAACTGGAAAAAAAATAAATATACCAGTAAAAATTGGTAAAACTACAACAACTGTTAAAAAATTCATTCAAAAACAAGCTATAAATGAATATGGTGGAAAATTTTTAAGTTTAAAAGATAGAAATATAGCTTCGGAATTTGATAATTTAGTAGAGGATCCAAAAATAAAACAATATGTAAATGCCTCTATTAAAGATAATGAAATACAAGCACCAATTAATTCAGTTGAAATGTTGCATGATGTTAGAAAGCAAATTGATAGAGATATTAATGGCTTGTATAATGCAATACAATCAAAACAAGCTTCTTTTAATTCTGCCTCATCAACTCAAAGTGAATTAAGTGCTTTAAACTCACTTAAAAAAAGATTGAATAATGTTATTTATAAAGTTTCTCCTTCAATGAAAGATCATGATAAAATATATGCTGATTCTTTTGCTTTAGAAAGAAGCCAAAAAGAAGGATTTAATTTTCGTAAATATCGTAATGCTGAAGAAGTTAAAAGGGCTTTGACTAAATTAAGCGATGGAGAAAAAGAAGCTTATAAAATTGGTGTTAAAGATTATTTAATGGACAAAGTGTCAAAATCAAGTGAAAGAAATCCTTCAAGAGCTATATTTGGTAATCAATTAGAATATGAAAAATTAAAAACTCTATTTAGTAATCCAAAAGAATTTAACGATTTTGCAAAAAGATTAACCGATGAAATAAGAGTTTTTGATGTAAAACAAAGAATAGTTGGAGGCTCAAGAACTGATTTTAATTTAGCCGAATCAGACCAATTACTTGATAAAATTGCTAAAGGTGCTTTAAATCTTAAAACATTTGGATTAGCCGATGTTGCTATGGTTGCTAAAGATGCTATTAAAAGAAAATATTATGGCTTGAATGAAAAAACCGCTAAAGAATTAGCTGAAATAATGATTAGTCCTGAAAAATCCGTGCAAACCCTTAACAACATAGTTAAACAAGCACAAACAGCACAAGAAAGAGGTTTAATACAAAAATTCACCGAAGATTTATCCAAAAGGAATTTTACAAAAACTATTGCCCCTTCAATGGGTAGAGCAATGGCAACTGAACAAATAAACAACGAAGGAGAACAAAATGGCATTTAATGGATCAGGAGTATTTAACAGAATTTACAACTGGGTTAATGATAAAGCTAATGGATATAAAATCACCGCAAGCCGTATGGACGGAGAATTCGACGGAATAGCAACAGGTTTATCTAATTGTATTACAAAAGATGGACAAACAACATTAATGGCAAATATACCATTTTCAACTTATAAACTAACGGGCTTAGGTAGTGGAACGGCTCGCACCGATGCAATAAATGTTGGTCAAGTTCAAGATAATCAATTTTTATATCTTGGCACAACCTCAGGAAGTGCTGATGCTTATACTTTAACGCCATCGCCCGCAATTACAGCCTACACAGCAACACAACAATTTACTGCAAAAATAAGTGCAACTAATTTGACAACAACCCCTTATCTGCAAGTAAGTTCAATTGCTAGTCCTGCAACTACGGCAGTTATTAAAAAATTAAGTGCTACAAAAACAGAAATTGCGGTTGAGGCTAGTGATTTATTAATTAATGGCATTTATGATTTTAAAAGAAACTCTGCTAATGATGCTTGGATTGTTTTAAACCCTGAAAAAGCTTTTTACAATTTTACAAATGGAACGAAAGCCACCACCACAACTCAAG